AAGTAAATGGGGTCCATCATTCCAGCCAATTCAATTCATATACATGTTCTACCCCTATAAAGATAAGTATCCTGATTTATTTAACCTACTTCTTGCCATATTAATAAAACACAGTAATAAAAAAGCAATACTTCCAGAAAGACTAGTTAGGGCGTGGGTCAAAGACCCAGATAATATATTTAAACATGAGATGGATGAAAATTTGCAAAAACTAAAAGAAGAATTCTTAAATACGAAAATTTTAATATTTAATAATGAATCAAACATGGGACAAGGGATCTTACATTTCACATCATCATTGTTGCACCTGTGTCTAATTTCATTTAGGGATGAATTGTATGAGAAGTGGCTACAAAAGGAACATATACAAGATAAACCATACTGGGAGGATATATTATCATCAGATGATTCTTATACTTGTTTCAATTCTAACACAAAAACAGCACAAGAAGCAAAAAAAGTCTTAGATGGTTTCTTGAATTGTCAAGAAATGTCTGAAAGATTATTCAACTGTGAGACTTCAAGAGCAAAAAGTTCTGTTTCTAACATTGTGTGTGAGTTTAATTCATTATTTGGGTCAAATTTAGGGTTTCATCCCACAAGATTAAAATTTGCATTAGCCAGCATGGATGTTTTTTACACAGATTCATATTACAGAATGGTGAAAGAATCATTTAATGTTTGCCAAAGCTTATTTGAAAATGGGTCATCCTTAGAATTATTTACGATAGCTCATAAATTCAACAAAGATTTTTGTGATCATATTTATGGGACAAATGAATTTGAAACAGATCCTACACAAATTTTAAGCTGTCAAAGGATCCCTTATCAACTAGGTCAATATCCTTTACAACATCCTGTTTTAATGCTATTGTTTGGCCCTGAAGCACACAATTATCAAATCATTGGAGATTGGAACAAAATCACTTCTTGTGAAAAAACTGTATTCTTACAAGCACACTCATCAACCAAAACAGTTGATTTAAATCTACTCTCAGACCCAAGAACACATGATGACATTTATGGAGGGTTACACAGAATCCAAACCAAAATTAGACCATCCTTATTAATATCAGCCTTAAGAAGAATGGCCCCCTTTGGACCAGAACAAATAAGAGAATTCATACAAAGCAATCCCTTATTCTTGATTAGGCCTGCAGAAACATTTGATGAGGTGAAAATGAAAATCTCGATGTATCTTTTTTTAGATAATGCAGCAGAATCAGCAAGAGCTATCAACCCTGCCTTCTTTTATGGAAGAATGTCTGCAATAAAAAATGCCAAAATCTTTTATATTCCAACAATTAGTAAAAAAACCACAACTTATCGAGAGTCAGTGTTATGGTTTTTGGAGAATAAACAAAGCACTGTTGGATTTGATGACATACA